CATCAAAGATCGTTTTCATCACAATCTCCTCAAGCTGTCTAAGGCTCAAGTTGACACGTCCATCAAACCGTGATAAATCCGTGAGAATCACATGGGCTGCGTTCATGCAAATTTCCGCCACCCGGTCCGAAATGCCCTTCGGTTTGCGCCCAAAAGCGTACCAGCTCGTTTTCTTTAGCTTATCCGAAACGGCATAAGTGAATGCGCTATATTCATACTTATCCTTACCATTTATTGTAGCAATGGGTCTGGCTTCGGTGGGTTTTTGGTACGCTTCCTTCTTCATGAAACTCTTGATCATCGTAGAGACCTTGTTCATGAAGGATGCCTCCTCAGTAATGCGCCGTTGGGAGGGTCGATTGAGTTTCTCGACTATCTCCTCGTGTCCAACGGGAATACATTTGCCAATTTCCTGTTGAAGGAGATCAGCGAATTCCTGCGCATACTGAAGTTCCCGCTCTAAGAGGGGGACCGGTGGTTTCGCTAGCTTAGTAATACGTCCAGCGATCATGGCTTTATCATTCTCAACGCATTGTGCCGGAACATATGCATCCGGAAGAATCGGGGCCATGAATGGTACGACAGCCGGTTTTTCATCTATGGTGAACACTGGGTTATACACATAGTTATTGACCGCGTCTGTCGGAATCACCACCCGAGCTGATGGTGCAGGTTTCTTAGCTCGGTGATAGTCAACCAACATCACGGCTGACTCATTAGATATCCCAGGGATCATGGATTTGACTTGGAAAGGACTAAGTTTGCTGTCGGAATTGACCGCCGCCAATTTTAGCGCGTCATCCTGCTCAATAGCAACAGTTGCACAGTTGTACATTCCAATCCTACTAGTACTAGACTTATGCCCATACTCTTCACCTGAGATTTTTGACCGCGCAACAGTTAGTCTGATGTAATCACCAGTGACCGGCTGTAAGCGCCGTAGGTCCACACCACTCACATTGTATGACAACATACAACCAAGCAACCCAAACCTCACCAACGGTGTGAGGAGAACCAACTGGTGATTCTCGTCTACATAACGTTTCTCTACCGTGAAGAATGACTTGCTATACGTGAGACCAAGGAATTTCTTACGCATGGTTACACAATCTGGAGAATAGTCCCAGATTCTGTGCTGGTAGTGGCCGCCTCCAGTGACGTCATACACTAACTCACCATCACCGTTGAAAGTATAACGGTAATCTGAGAAGGTGCCTGACGCCGCTGAGGGCT